ATGCTGCACCCTCCACAATAGCCCCAGAGTATCTACAATTTCTAGTTTGTCCGGCAGGTAATTGAACTTCTATTAGAGAGACCCAATCTTGCTTACTGAGGGTTCGTATACGAACGTTTCCAAAGACATCTACCCTCGGAGGTATGTCTCCCTTAGAAGCCTCGTACAGGGTAATCTCGGCCTTCCTAGAGATGCCTTCCTTTTTAGCCCATACAACCACTAACCAATCCCCCACTCCAAAGAGTCTCGCATGACTCTGTTGAGAAGTGGGGGTGGCTAATGTGCGGGTCGGCACAGAGACGATTAGTTTCCATCTCGCCTTTGGATCTGTAGGAGAATCAACCTTCCCACTAGTAATAAGGGGGAATACAGGGACCTCTGTGTATTTCATTGGAAGAATCTTACCAAGAACAAGGCTAGAATGATTCCTAAGAGAGCAATTCTCATAGGCATTCTATCTCGCTCAGGGTTGTTCATGTACTTAAAGTATACAGTAATAACTACTTATATTCTTCTACCGTGTAGACTTTTTCTTTATCTAATCGGAGGTTGTTGAAATCGTCGGCATCTTTTTGGGCTTCACGTTTCATATAGTAGGTAGCATCTTGATCTGCTGATTGTACCCACCACTTACCTCGAACTCTAATCCCCCACTTTTTAAGTGTCTTTGTCATTTGATTCTCCTTTGCGTTTTACTTCTGATGCACAGTCTTCTATTATCTCCCAGACATGATCAAACTCCACACTATTAAATTCCCCCACGATATTATCCCATTCTTTGTCGGTGAATTTACGGGGTGAATTTCTTCCTGAATTTTCTTCGACATCTGTTTTAGTGTATACCAAATGCAGTACTTCATGTTCTGATTCATTTATATGTTTTAGTACCCAATAGTTAGGGTTTCTTTTAGATATCTTCCATAGATCATAAAGGGGATCTATGTCCCTATGAAATTTACTTTGTCTCATCGAAGGGGCTCCCGTGAATTTCAATATGCTTTCTTGTTTCTTCGTTCTTTATTCCGTGCTGGATTAAACTCTCCATGACTTGCATATGGATATACTCGTCAAGGTCATACTCTTTATAGTCCCAAAGTTCTTCGCCTTCATACTCACCTCGTGGGAGTTTATCAGCCCAATCAAGCATGGGTAGTTGTTCTGCTGGGAATACAATAACGGTGGCGTGGTGTAGATCTCCCCACGTTTCACCGTCACATACAGTTACGATTTTATGTTTCATTTTATTTTCTTCCTTCCCCTGGGGTTTTTCGTACCTACCTTTAGTTCGTTGTATTTCTAGACACTCTGAACACGAACCGTCTCCTAATGTATCGCTGCATTCTGTACAGATTTCTAATTCTTTACAACACTTACTACAGTAAACATAATCGTCAAACCTAGTTAATCCTGTACTAAGATCACACATTTCCGTACATTTATCACATGGTCTATGCATTGTTGTTCTCCTTATGTTAAGTGAATAGATCTTCTATAGCTTTTTCCCCCACCTTTGTTATTTTACGAGAGCCTATACCTGCGAAACTTGCGGATAAAGAAGGTGCTGAGGATGGAACATAAGCATTACCTACCCACTTCATCCATTGGTTTGTTTTTAAATCAAAGACGAATACTGGTTTACCCATATCAATTCCCATTTGAGTAGCCCATGCAGTACCTCCTTGTACCTGACCATATTTAATAGGTGCTGCTGCAATCACTTGATCTGAATCTTTAACTTGATATAGGTTTCTTCTTAGAAGATTATTTACATATTCATTACTAGCCGGGAATCTTCTTTTAAGAGTTTGATTGGCCTTGTGAAGGTAGACATCTGCTTCTTTTAATTCTGCAAGAGAATGTTCTACTCTTGCACTGTTTCCTCTTGCATGTCCTGCAAAAGAGTGGGCTTGTACCTCATGTCCTTTTTTTAACGCAGCATTTTGGAACACAGTATCTGCTCCATCTGCACCCCCAGAATGTATTACTGATTTACCTCCAAATTTATATTTAACCATTGTTATTTTTTGTCCTGGTTTAAAAATCCTATTGAATTGTTCTGGTCCATGACCTTCAAGTTGAGACCATCTATTTAGAAACGCCTGTGATTCTTTACCTGTAACAGTATGTATTACAGGTTCGTGTGTAATTTTTATTAGTTGGGTTTGACCCTCCTTACCTGTAATAGGAAATACATCTCCTACTTTAAGATCCTCCCATCCTTGTCCAAGTTTGCGTGTTGTCATGGTTCGTTCACCTGCTGTAATGGCATTAAAGGTAGTTCTTGATTTGACGGTTCTTGCTCCCATGATAGGGAAGCTCATAGGCCCCACAAACGATGTAGTAACTTTAGGCATAGTGCCTCCTTGTGCTTTTTTCATTCCTTCAATTAGACGTAAACGTGCTGCGGTTTCCGGGAATCCTTTGCCTACCATCTCGGCTGTGGGTACTATTTGTTTTCCCATTTGCATTAGCCCCGCATCGTCCATCATTCCTAACATTACATCGGATTTTATACCTGCATTACCCATTCCAATAGGAGGTAACAACGCAATCTTGTCAGGGTTTGATTGCATAGTATTTCTATATTTTAAGAGCCATTGTCTAATTTCTTCTGCTGGTAAAGTAGTTATGGGAGGTCCTGTTCTTGTGGGTACCGCTATGGTTCTACCGTGGATACCCTCAAATTTACCTAAGGGTAATCCAAAAGATTCCCTCGCAAATAAAGCCCCTCCTTTACCGTGTATTCCCTTTAAGTTTGTCCCTGCCGTGTAGAGTAATTTAGGTTCAAATGTCATAGCGGCATGGACACGGGCTCTCTGTGCCGCGATAGATGTATCTAATCCTTTAAGAGATTCGATCATTGCTTTAGTGGCTCTATATCTTGACATGATTCCTCCATTCTACACGAATTGTTTAATACTACTATCTCAAAAACCCCCACTAATATCTCTACTAGTGAGGGCTATATGTGCCGGAGATGCCAAGATTATCTCCGTGAACCCGTCTAGCCGTGGTTACACATAAATTATGGGGTGGGGTAGCTGTTTATAGTTATTTAACTGCATGCTCCAGCTGCCCACCCCTATTATATTATACCTGCGATGAACAAGAAGTGAATTGTTATTAGGCATTGACCCTCCCGGTAATTAAACCTGGATTACCAATCACCCTTGTATCCAGCGGGGTGTCATTCATCAGAGCGTTCATTTTGCAGTCCCTAGGTACGGGACACAGGTATTAGATTGGTGCGGAGAGCCTTCCCCTCATTGGAGATTCAACCTCGCTAGGCTCTTGATCCGCTATTAAAGCGTGGATTGGTGGGGAGTAGCAACGTGCCTATGCTGGCTGTTTTATTAGGCTTCACTAGTTCCAGCTCAAATTACTACTCCCCTTAGATTGTGGCACCCCTTTGTGGGTTAATAAGATTCTCAGTTAGGAAGCAACGCCTAACCTACCGTCTTAATAGGTGCCGTATAAGGTATCTATTAAATGCCCCTCAATTAGTAGATACCCTCTGCAATAGGTGACGATAACTAGTCGAGTCACACCTATTGAATGAACTAAGAGCAACAAAGGAGTGATGGAGTAGGCTGCACAATGTCTATATTAGTTCAGCCCAGCCTAAAGGCACATGACCTTACAGAAGGTACCTACTAAATGGGGCTCCCGTCATCGGGAAGAATCGGGGAGCCCTAAGAGTGGGGGTTCTATTTATTAACCACCAAGTAGTGTTTGGAGGTACTCACTTTTGTAAGTGGTTGTGCCTCGTTCAGTATAGTTACATCGAATCATACATGCAATAGTAGAGTCACCATTTAGTTTGGTTTCTACTTCTTCAAATGCTGAACCTAGGTCTGTTGGCTCATAACCAAGTATGGTTTTGAGGTGTCCTTTTAATCTACCTAGTTCGATTTTGGCACGGATTTGAGAACCTTCGTGTGTTAGTACCGAAGCATCGTTAGGAATTGTCATTGGTGCACCATTCCAGATCAATGGTTCTGTGCGGTCTGGGTCTTCACAGAGTTGATAATGGAATTGTACGGTTACCGCTGGAAATTCTTGCTTGTCGTCTGTTTGTCGGAAGGTTCCATTTTGTACGTTGACTCCGAGAACGTAACAAGCATGTTCACCTTTAGGTGGCCATTCTCCTAATGATCCCATTCCTTGATCTGCGCTTGCGGCTTCGAAATCGTTTTGAATTTGTGCGAAGACTGCCTTCGTTTCGTTACTGATACTCATAGATGCTAATCCTTCTTTTGAGCGGTTAAGTATTGTTCTTCGAATGAAGTCCACGCAGACTCCTGTGGAAGTTCAATACGGTCGGGTAATTGTACACGACATTTAGTGATTCCCGCAAGGGCCTCATCGTTAATTGTCATATAATATTTTTGTGTTTTTACGGTTTCGGTTTTCTTTGGTCCGGGTTTTCCTCCGATGCCTTTCATTTGTATTTGTTTTGATTCGGATACCCAATCGGATTCAAATGCTGCAACGAGTTCGAACATCGGGAACAGTCTTTTATAGAACGAATCGGTTATTGTGAGTTCGGGTCTGATAGTATATCGGTCATCACCTAGTGGAATCTTTGCATTTACGAGATGGCATACATAGAAGAATCCATAGCCGTGTCTGCGGAGGTCTAATGAAAATCGGAGTAGTCCATCATAGACATCATCCCATGCTCTTCGACCATCGAGATCTTTCCAGTTCTCTCGTCCTGCTTTCTTGGTAACATAGTCTTTCATGAGTTGAATTGAAGGTCCAAGACTATCAAGTACAATAGTTTGTGGTCTCTGTGTATTAGAACCTACCATTTTAATTAGTTGTTCTTTCTTTTTGAGAACCTCATCCCATGTAAGAACCATTGAAGCACCACCCACATCCATTGGTTCACCAAATGCTGTAACTCCGGGCCATATACAGGCTTGTGGGTTAGGGTTTGTTGTAGATGTTCCATCGGTGTTAATGATGAATGCATCGGGGTTTGATTGTAAGAAAGATGATTTACCTGTCCCCGGCATTCCTACTAGTAATCCTAGTAGTTGTCCCGGTGGATGCACCATCTTTTGTCCTGAAAAACCTAAACCACTAAACTTTTGGGCTCCTGTTTTTCCTACTGCTATATCCTGTGTTTGAGTCATGTGTTTCTCCTATGTTTCGTTGTCAAATAATACCTCGTCTAGATCTTCATCTGTAGGCGTAAAGACCTTAGTATGAGTGGGGGTTATTTCTTGGTGTTTAGTTTTATTAAAATCAGGGGGTAAATCCCATCTAATTACTTGTTCTTGATGTAGTCCCATCTCTGAGCACCACTCTTTAAATTCTCTTAAAGAAACAGAACATTCAAATTTATCTCTAAATTCTTGCCATAAATTGTTGATTGAGATATCCCCTTTATTCGCAGTTAATATTGTATATACTTTAGGATATATAACCTGTATTAAGATTTCGTCTCTAAATTTTAATAATGGATTACTTGCCATTTTTATCTCCTAGCGAAGGGGGTTGCCCGTGCGCAAGCAAACGGGCAACACACGGAGCATCTATTATAAATTCTACATCCTCATCCCTATCTATTTGTATGAATGATTCAGCTTTAATTATATCAGGCCACTCCTTTGGTGGTGTGAGATAGAAGGGTGTAAATGGTGACATTCTACCGAACTGTCGTAGATGATTGGCACTTCTAGGAAAGTTTTTTGGTATCGCTTTACACTGAACATACTTACGTATAAGTGCTATCCTCGCATAGTACTCATCAAGGTAATCTTCATCTTCTAGTAAATTTCCATAGGTGAGACTGTAATTTACAGGGGGGCTCATGTTCCATCTCTCTGCGAGGTGTTCATACTCACCCTGTCCTCGATACCAATCCTCACATCTGCGGAGGTAGTTTTCAAAGCGAGGTTCACCACTATAATTCTTACGTATTTCTACTTGACCTTTACGGGGTCCTCTTTGTAGTGTGTGTTCTATTTCTTCACAGTCTCGATCTTTCATACCAAATTCAATGGTTGGTTTTTGAACCGCAATGTGTACCATACCCCCCACTCTTACATCTTCCGGTAGATTGAAGATGGATTGGAGGAGGTTGGATTCAATCGCCAATTTCAAGACCATCATGTAGTGCTGCGTTTGAAATTCTAGAGGGCATGTTATGAGTCGTTCTTCTGCTGACCCTGAGGTTGTCTTTGCGTCTATGATGTAGAGACTATTTTGTTCTTTGTGGTATAAAAGGGTATCAAGCATAGCGGTAAGCATTACTTTATCTGCCCTGTGTATTTTGGATGTGTGTAATCGAATACCTACTTCTGAACCTAGATGCATAAAGTGTTCTTGTTTTAAGAATTCATTTACGGTGGGTAATTTTTGTTGGGGAAGTTGAAGGTTCATTGCGACTTCGTACCATGCCATTGCACATGCGAAGTCTTTCTTTTCCCTATCCAATACTTTATCCTTAGATTCACCTTTAATCCCAATTGATTTGCAGATTTCCTCAAGCTCTTCTAATCGGTCAGTTAACATTCTATCGGTATAGGATGCTACGACTTCAGGCGTGTCTCGGTAGAGTTCTAGTCTCTTATGAAACCACGAACCTCTTGAGAGTGCCTTAGACCAACGTAGGGCTGGCGAGAGTCCAAGCCTACGGGACAAATAGTATTGAAAGGGACAATGTAATACCCCTTCATAGTCTGAAGAACGAATGGAAGGAGTCGTATCTACGTACCCGTGATACTCCATCCATCTTTGGGCTTCTCGTCCGCGTCCCGTAGGGATCGGCACGCTTTCTATTTCTGGGGGCATAACATTTCTCCTGTGTTAGCGGTTTAGCCTTTGCCAATCCAATTCATTATACGATCTCTGAGCCACATACCACATACGAAGGAGGCTCCACATGCGACAACTGTTACCCAAAGACTTTCTGCTGATGCTAACATAATTTTATTCCTTATACGCTTGCGATAAGATTCCAAAGTTCACGAACAGCACCTGCTACCCAGTTTACACCTTCCCACGCGAATGGAAGAAGTGCTAATGTGATTAGCAGACTACGATTAATACCAACTTTTCCAAGTGTGGTATCTACAATATCATTACAACATTCTTTACTCATGGTTTTAATTCCTTCTTGAGTTTAACTATACGGGCTTGACCAAGACATTTGATTGCCCACAACGCTGAGATTACTCCTGACGCTACAATGATCGGGAGTGCAATGAGATGAAAATACTCTTGTAGCAACGTGTTCATAAAGATGAGTCCTATCCCACCAAGGATAGGAAACCAACCCTTACGTCCTGTTGATGCAACGAGTAAAACGATTCCCCCGAGAATTGAAATCCCCCCAATACCGCTAAGTATTGAGAGGTTCTCTGGAATTGCGGAAGTTACAGTGTCACTAACTGTAGACGATATTCCACCCGTCTTAGGTTTAGCACCAAAAATTAGATCTACTGCTCCACATCCAGAGAGGAGAGAAAGAGAAAAGATTGTTAAGAGTTTTTTCATGAAAAGAACTTGAATAGGGTGGCTACTATAGCAGAGAATACTATTGAAACTATACCGGATGCCATGTAGATTTTTGTTTTATGTTCAACAATATGCTGGTCAATCTTACCAAGACGCTTCTCTATACGAAGAAGTCGTTGGCTATTCTGTTCCAACTCATTTAGGACAAGCCTCTTGTACTCATCCCACCCATTCTCCGGCATCAATTATCCTTTTCCGGATTTTTTGTAGGTTCTACTTTTTCTGCCCCGTCCTCTTTTACCGGGAACTGATTTTGTTCTAGATGCTGCCGCTACTTTTTTCTTCTTAGCCATTATGATTTACCTTTCTTTTTAGACTTACGTTTTCTTCGTGGAAGTTTAGGTAGTCCTGTTCGGCTACCCGACGATTTTTTCTTCTTCTCTTTTGTATATGCCATTAGCCTACGAACCTTCCTAGTACAAGACCATTTGCAATTGTGTCTGTTGTTTTTACACTTACACAGATACTTTTACAACCCGCGAGATATACAGAAGTTCGTTGTCCCATATACCACTCGTTTGTAGAATCGAATTTCATCATGTCGGTATTATCGATCTGTAGGGCTACTTTTCCACCTTGATCAGTTGTAATAGCGGGTCCGTCTTTTGCTACCCATACTGCTTCTAGGTTTTGTAAGGGAATCCACATGTCTGTTGGATTATCATAGTTAGTAGAATCTACATCTCCGGGCCACTTACGACTTGTTCCTGTTAGACCATCTTTAGTGGGTACTTTACCGAAGACACCAAGATGTAAAGTGTGTGCTGCTGCGGTATCTGAAGTGGCATATAATTCTAAACTTAAACCACAACTAGGTACTATAATTTCTTGGGTGTTTGTTCCGTCTGTTCCTTGCCCATCGGTATATGCATCTACTAGAAAGTGGGGTTCATTCCATTTTGTATCTGCTACTGATGCGTCATTGTGGACTACGAAGATGTTTGAGCCCCATGATGATGCAGACGCACCAAATGCGGGTTGATCAAAGATGAATGTGTTATTGAATGTTGCCATTTGTAATTGCTCCAGCAATTAGGAGCCGTGCTACCCAGTTAGCACAAGCTCTACGATGTGAATAAGTTTTTCCGGGTAGTAGTATCAATTCTATATCATACTCTCTTATAAGTCTCATGAGACCGTCTACTGCACACGCAGGGTTTGGTACATTTTTGCACGGTTTTTCCATTTGGAGTGGGGTTCCTTCGAGCATCAATATCGGGTGCTCGCAAGCATTCTTCAGTTTTACTAGTGCTTTTATGAATCTTACACGATCCTTCTCATTAAGACAATTCTTGGCAATCTCACGCAGACTACCCTTGCGTTCAATTATAGTGTTACCCTCATATCCTTGCAACAAATAGTCTCCCGCTTCTAACTTTTCCACTAGGGTATGAATCCTTATAGTAGTTATTCGTTGCTTGTGAGGGGGATATTTATCATCCAAGACCTTTAAATTCGCAGGGAATTTGAGGGGTTTTTTCTCCCGTGTGTCTTGAATGATAGTCCATTCTTTCTTCACTTCTTTTCCTTATAGGTATATTTCTTTATAATTTTTTCTACATTTGCAGGTGCCTGAGAAAAGATTTTACCTATATCTCGTATTGAAAATCCTGAATTATGTAATCGTAATATCCTCATTTCTTTAGGTCCCCCACTCTTTATTGGGGCGTTGTACGGTAAATTGTGTTTTTTTGCTATGTGATAAAGCCTCTTTGGGTGAGTATCCATATCTTCTGCAACCTCGGACATGCTATACCCGGCATTTAGTAGTTCAATTATTCGTTTTTCGTTCATGACCAATCATACTCTAATGGAATTTCGTTACCGTAATGTTTTGATAGCATATACCAATATCCTTCTTCCTGTACATATTCTACAGCATCAGCCACTAGTTGTTTCATTTTGATTTCCTCCCCTTCATCTTTTACATCAAAATAGATAGCATCGTATACATTTAAAAACATATGAGAGGGGGGATTAAAGAGGTTATAGTTACACACGTGTTTATTTATATAAGATTGAATACTTATAAGTGTGTTACTGGCACTAGTTTGTATAGGAAAATTTACGATTTCATTTACTTCGTATTTGTCTCCTCCGAGGAAGTACCTTGATTGTCCTGTGAAGGGTAGTTCTACTTTACCATTTTGTTTGGCTGTACGTATGAGTTCATTTTGAAATTTCCACAGTTCAGGTCTATGGATTTTACGATCTCTTACAATCTTTTGAAGGAATTCATTTTCAAATTCTATTCCGGTCATCGCAAGTAGTTGTTTCTTCATGGTTGTTGCACCCGCACGGAATAGGTCTGCGAAATTAATCATCTTTGCTGCTTGTCTACGGTCATGAAAGTTCTCGTCTACGTCGTTGAAGCATTGTCTTGCTCGTTGTTCGTGTAGGTCTTCACCGTTCTGGTAAGCATCAATGAATGCTTGGTCTCCCGATAGCAGTCCTGCAACACGTAGTTCTATTTGTGAGAGATCCATTGATATGATCTTCCCCTCGGGAAATCTACTGCATATACATGCTTTGATCTTTGGAGGGAAGGTCTGTGCAGATGGCTTCTTACAAGTGATACGCCCTTGTAGAGTACCCCCACTCCCTCCCTCTGCATTCTTAGCGTATGTGGGAGTAGCGTACCACGTTGGGTATGCTATGTGGCAACCTGTTACTGGTATAAGCATAGAGGATTTATCAATAGGCTTGTTTCTTCTATACCGTAGGAGTGGGTAGGTATAACTGCTTACGATTTTCTGTGCTCCTGCATGTTTCTTTGCTTGACTGAATACTTTTATTAGTTTTTGTGCGTTGGTTTCTTCCGCAATTGAATAAGGATGGGATTCATAGTTTCCCATTCTTTTTACACTTTTTACGTCTTGTAACGCGTTTTGTAGTTTATTTCGGTTTGCTTCTGTGAAACTTACGAGTCCTTTTGCTGGTGTAAGTTCCATCTCATCTCTTATTTTATTACCTATTAATTTGATAGCATCATCCATAAGTTGTTGTTTTGCGGTTCCGCTTCCTTCTCCTTCTAGCGGGTATCCCGCTTCGGTCGCGGTTTCGTTTGCGGTTTTGCATTGTTCCAGTAGTTTATCTTCTAGTCCTTGTATTTTTGAGGAGTCCATGCATATGCCTGATTCTGACATGCGGATAATTGTCCATAGAAGGTCGGAGTAGAAGTTTATGCAGAAAGGGGAGAGTTTATCCCCGCTGGGGAAATCTCGCTCTATACGTCGAGCGAGTTCCCTTACAGCGAGTACTGTGTTATGTGTATCCTGTGCATTGTAATCGTGTAGTAACGGGTCTTCTGGTGATTTGAAACGAGAATCTTTTAAAGTGTTTTCATATGTGTGTGTACGGAGTATTGGACCTAGGCTTTTAAGACTTTTTTCTTGCCGAGTTTCATCATGAAGGTAATTTATTATGGATAGATCAATAAGTAATTGAGATTTTAGAGAAAATTTCAGGAAAGGATTTTTACGGAGATATTGTATATCGAACGGGAGATTCATTCCTATTATAACTGTTGCGTGTTCTAGCCATTTTCGGAGTCTTTGTCGATCAATTTTGTTTGGATTTGATAAATCGAACACCATCGTTTCTTGGGGCGTTAAGTTTTTTAAGTTCAGTAATGATTGCACTTGCGATTGTGATTTGGGTAAGAGCGAGGTTCCTAGTGTCTTCGTTGTTGATCCTGTGTGCTGAAAGCCTTGCTGCTTCCATAGCTCTTTCTGAATTTCGCATTGGTCTTCCTTAACTAATGTGATTGAGGCACTAATGATTAAGTCGCTTGAATCTATGCCATCCGTATGCATAGACCTTGCGGGGTGAAATACGGTTTGTTTTGGTAAGGGATTGCCTCTTATCCCCTGTTCTACTGCACCATATGTCTCTATATCGAGGCTTATAATGTTCATGTTTTTCTCCTATATTTTTTCTAGGTCGTCTTCGTACTCCATAAATGCCTCGATAGAGGCTACTGTGTTTGCGATATCTTCGAGTCTTAGAGTGGGGGGTTTAACTATAACAGGAACATTTTTAAAGTGTTGTATGTATTTAAACATCCTGTCATAATCAAGTTTTACCCTAATTATTTGATCGGTTACTATTTCTATGAGTTCGAGCATCTCTTCTTTTTGTAGAAGAAGACTGTCAATTTCTGCTAAAAGTATTTGAACTTCGGGGTGGTCTCTAAGATTCATGGTGATCGGGTAGGTACTATTTTAGGTTTTGAGGGTGATGCCATTGTTCCGTCTACACAGTCGCTTACAAGTTGCATGTGAGAGTGTACACTATTTATCAAGTTATTGTTTCGCATTACTGCTGCGGGATGATATGTGCTAAACATATGGAATTCCCCCACTCCCTTGATCTTGTGATCTTCGGGAGTGTAGAGATTTCCATTCATCGTGAAAGATTTAGTAAGTGAGACTTTTACGATTCCGAGTATGTTTTTATAGAAAGAGGTTGTTGCTGGTGCTCCGAGCGTTAGAACAATGTCGGGTTGGATGATTTGTAAATCTTCGATTAAGTGTTGATTACATTCTAAGTAGTGTCGGGGTTTTGGTGCTTGGTTGTTTGTTGTGTGACATCTTACCCCGTTACCAAGGTAGATTGTTGCTCGTTCTTGGAGCTCTATACCTCCTATAAACGACTTCTTAAGGATATCTCCACTTCTACCCACAAATGGTTCGTTGGTTCTGTCCTCGTGGTATCCTGGGTTTTGACCTATGATGAGAATAGTAGGAACACAAGAGGTAGAGTGGGGTGTTTGTACTACTGATTCTTTGTAGAGGATTGTTCGGATACCTATGTTTGTTGCTTGCTCGTGTAGTTCACAGCGAGTACAGGCGGTTTTATCCTCTGGGCATCGGGGGATAGAAATCTTCGAGGTTTTCTTGGTAGTCGATTTGTTCTTGAAAAGTTCCGTCTGTTGGTGGTTCATGATCACAATGATTCCTTGCTGCATTTACTAGAGATTCCCCTAATATTTCTTCTAGTATTTCTACTATTTCGCTGCTTCCAGTGTGTTGTTCCGCTGATTGAAAGCATATGGTATCTCCATTATGTTCTACAAATATTTCGAATCCTGCTACATCTGTAGGTTCTCCGGTTCTGTGGTTCCATACTACTTCAAGAGAACCTGTTATGTTGGGTTCTCCTTCGGCTGGTTTTCCATAATCAACTTTGCATGTTATTGGTGTTCCCATTTTCAAATACCTCCTTGGGGAAATTGAATAGTTCTTCTTGCAAGAATTTCATATCAGATATGTTTGATTTTTCCTGCATTACTCCTTCGACAGATTCTAATGACTTTATACCGTAATGTAGTGCTTGTGCCACAATATATCTACCTCGCATAGAGTTTAGAAATTCTATTGGTGTTGGCGTTGGTGTTCCCATTATTCTGTTTCCTTATGTTTACATTTTTTAGTGTAGTCATCGCAATCATCGCACCATGTACCTAGGTCTTCGTAGACTGCGGCTTCGTTCTCCTCTTTCCAAGGTACTTCACATATGAAGTGGTGCATACGGTCTACTATGTGGAAGCCTGTACTTATGTAGTACCAGCCGTCACCAGCAGTTTCAGTCCAAATCTTTCTCTGTACATCATCCCATGTATCTTGATCTGTTGGTGGGGGATTCTTACCTAGAAATTTGAAGATATCTTCTAGCCTATCAAACTTCATAATCTCATCATCATCATGTTTTAGAGGCTTATAAGTCTCCTCCCACTCTTCATAGGTTAGTTCTTTTTCGTTTTGCATTGTTCCTCCTGTTATTGGGTTATAGTAATTCTCGTATGTGATTTTGCATACGAATGTTTCTTATACTTCTATCAAATTTGTTTGTGTCCCAATTGTTAGTATCTACTCGGAGACCTAAATGATCTTTAAGGTCTGTTAGAGTTATTTTTATTGGTACTTCGCCTTCAGGTGTATCTGTGTATAAGAATCCGATTTCTGCATCGAATAGGGAGTGTAGTCGGTAGTACCACTCGAGTATATTTGAGGGTTTAAGTTTTTCTAAGTGTACATAGTCACTTGATGTGGCAAGTGCTTCAGTTATAGGAGATAATTTACAATACATATTTTGTGTAGCTTCAAACCATCTTTCTTCCTCATTGAGTGGGGGTTCTGTGGTATACTGCCAACAGATACGATCTGAATCTCTAATATTACTAATATCTATGTCGTAACTATCGTGACTATTATATTCGTGTTCCATTATTTTATTATAGATAAAGGAGTCTCCTTGTGAAGAGTGACAAACAACCAATTGAGGGTCTTGGGGATATAATCCAAAGGCTCACTAAGGCTGTGAAAATCCCTACTTGTTCTAAATGTGAAGAACGTAGGAAGAAATTAAATGCTATGTTTCCCCTAAAAAAAGACCAAACCCATCCAGAGGACGAGCCTGATCGTTAGTGGGACTTTAGATTATAGACTTCACTCCCACAAGTAAGGAAGTCTTCCTAAACCAGAGTCAAAGGAGGAAACTGGTTCTTAATAATTATTAGGGTGTGTTGCCCTTAAAATTGCAGAAGCAAGACCTGTTGTATCAGGTGAATATTTAGGGTGTGTCCCTATTAGTAGTGCTGCGGCTTCTGCTGAAGCAAATGGATCAGACTTTAAAAGTTCTAATTTTTCTTCTTCTAATAATTTGATTTCACCACGGTGATATTCCATTTGATCTTGGTGATTCTTCAAATCTTTGTTCAGCTGATCCAACGTATTGTGGTTGTTTGAACTCATCGATGTAACTCCTTAATCTTTTTGTTTTGTCTGATAGAGAGAATTGATTAGCATCTCTCCAATGTGATGTATATGCGTTGAATAAACAATATCCATTGCGGTCTTTAAATTCGTCATGTTCTGGATTATTCCAGTGTTCAAGTACTTTAGGTGCGTGTTGCCAAGGAAGGATATTTCGATTGCATGTTTCAACTACGAAGTCATGAACTTCTGATTTATTATCAAAGTCATATTCTTTAAGTCTATCAAAGTTTGCAAGGGTTTCTCTACGTGTGTCTTCGAGTTCAAATGCAAAGTCTCGAAGACCTTTATTGATATCATAACCTGCATTTTGTGTGTGTTTACGAGATAACACTATCTCACCTGACCATTGACCATTAGAACAAACAAATACTTTTGTACCTGTAAATAGTTTGGCTGCCATACTGCCATCATTACTATTTATTAGACCCACTTCAAATTGATAGTCCTCATTTGCAAAGTCATCAGGCGTATCTGTTTCTTCTCTTACATAGTCATAGCCTCTTTTGATGCCAAATGTGGCTATAAACTTTTGTTTTGTATGATCTACCAAGAATCTAGGTTTTACAGGTTCATAATTGAGCATTGATAGGTTTTCAGTTGCTCTATCAAATAGATCTTTATGTGCTATAGGCACGAATCTATCTCTTGCTGGTGGTAGAGGTATGGTTGCGAGGTCTTCATACTCTACGTATTCATTACAGTTGTGACGTTTCATGAGTTCTGTCT